CAGGAACGGCAGGCCCAACCGGAGCTACAGGCGCGACGGGAGCCACCGGAGCGACAGGCCCAAACTGGACCGTTCACTCACCACTGCTTGTTGTGGGCACCAACGAATACTTCACCACCCCACGCAGCTCGAATGGCGCGGCCTTCTTCCCGTGAGGAATTGAAATGACGGCCAACGTCCAGCCGATCTATTCGATCTCCGCAAATATCGACAGCGGGGCCAACCACAATGCAGGGACGGTGATTGGTCCGAGCGCGAATACAGCGCAGGACGGATCAGGGTCCAACATCTATTGGGTGTGGCAGTCCAACACCACGAACGGCGGCTATCTCCAAAAGATCAAGTTCCGCGCAGTAGGCAGCCCGGCCGCGACCGTCGCGCGCATTTTTATATGCGCCGATACCAGCGGGTCGTTCACTGGCGGCAGCACGAATACAGCGACCAACACATGGCTTTTGGAGGAAATCTCGCTTCCTGCCACCACGCTTTCGCAGACCGCCCAGAGCGCATCGTGTGAGATCAACTTCGGTTACGCCATTCCGATAGGATACAAAGTCCTGGTCGCTTTCGGCACGAGCACGGGGTCGGCCGGCACGGGATATTCCGTCGTTGCGATCGGTGGCAATTACTGATGCTGACCGATTTCATGAATTGGCCAGATCAGGGCGTTGGAGACGTTCAGCAATTCCTTCCCCTAAACGCTGCGGGAGGATCGACGCCAAGCTGGCACACATGGCGCAAGCCTCGGGGTTGTTCATTTGTATTTCTTTTCGGTGTCAGCGGCGGCGCGGGTGGGGGATTTGGTTTCACGCGGACCGCCGGAAATCCTGGCGGCGGAGGCGGAGGCGGCGGTCCTGGAGCCGCTGTTGCCACGATGATTCCCGCTCTCTTCCTGCCCGACATTCTTTATGTGGCTGTAGGATTTGGCGGGACACCGGGTAACTCTGGTAATGAGACTCTCATCTCGGTTCAGCCGAACAATAGTACCAATGGATTTTTTATACTAAACATTACAGGGGGAGGGTTCGGAGGTATCGGCTCCGCTGGAGCGGCGGGGTCCGGTGGTGGGGTTGGCGCCTCTACTACGGCACGCCTCGGCACCTTTGGGCCGTTGGTAACGGGAGCGGGGCCGGTAGGAGCAAGCGGCGGGGCGCAGACCGGCGCAGTGGGCGCAAATGTGGCCTATCTGGCTGGCACGAATGGGTTCGTTTGTGGTGGCGCCGGGGGCGCCGGCAGTACGGGGACTGATTTTGCCGGCGGCAATCAAACCAGTCCCAGCACCGCCTATTATCCAACAATAAACGGCGGTTCCGGCGCTGGAGCGGCAGGCGCGCCCGGCATTAAGTTGCCAGATCAGTTTATTTTCACGGGCGGTTCTGGCGGCGCATCGAACAACTCTGGCGTCGGCGGCGCCGGGGGTGCTGGCGCCTTGGGATGTGGCGGCGGCGGTGGTGGTGCCGGAGCGACTGGCGGTGCCGGTGGGCGCGGCGGCGATGGCATCGTGATTATCGCGTCGATCTGATGTTTCTTGGCGGTGAAGCTCTTGCGGTCCTGCCGGTCGCGGTTTTCCTGCTTCCGTTTCTTCCCGACACCAAACCGAACACCCCGCCAATCGCCTCAGCGAACGCCTCGCCGCGACCGCGCGCGATCACAGCGATAGCCGAGCCGAGCACAGCAAGCGCGTCCGGCGTCGCCCGCACGCGCCGCGCAATACCGCCGGGAGGAGCCTGACCGATGCGAACGCCTCTACTCATCCTCGCGGCCATTTGTCTGCTCGCGGCAGGACCGCCTCCTATTCCGACGCAGAGCGGGGGCGTGGGGACTTCAACGCCGCCGACCTCGGCGCAGATACCCATCGGACAGTCCGGCGGCCAGGCGTTTTGGGAAAGCATCACCGGGTGCACTCTCACTGCCGGCGGCCTGCTGACGTGTCCGCTCTCGACCGGCGCCAATCCGACCGCCACGGCTGGGCCTGCGGCGGTCAACGGCACAGCCCCGACGTTCATGCGCTCGGACGGGGCGCCAGCCATCCAGAAGGCATCGAGTTCTCAGTTCGGTATTGCCGAGTGTGACAACAGCACCATCACCTGCTCCGGCGGCATCTTTGTAGCCGTCGGCGGTGTTGCGACCAGTATCACGCCCGGCACGACAACGGTGGTTGGCGCGACGGCACCGTGCCTGATCGAGAACTCCGCCACCACCGTTATGGCGTGTGCGGCCGTCAACGCGGGCGCTCTCACCGCATTAGGGAGCGCGCTCAACGGCTCCGGCGGCTTGTTGGCATTCTCCAAGATCGGCACATCCGGATCGACTATCCCGCTCCTGAACGCCGCAAACACCTGGTCGGGCGTCCAATCATTCAACGACGGCGATCTTTCGCTAAATGGATCGTCCAGTGGCGCATCGGTGCTGCATGCGCCAGCGACCGCGGGTGGTGTAGTGACACTGCCACCAGGCAGCGTGACGCTCCTGACGGCTCCGGTCATCACAACCTACACCAGCACGACCAGCGGGATCACATTCCCAGCGAACGCCACACAGGTTCGTATCATCCTCCAAGGGCAGGGCGGGTGCGGCGGTGGCGGCGCCGGCATAACGACACCCTTCACCGGCGCTGGTGGCGGCGGTGGCGGCGGTGGCGGGATCAAAGACACGGGCTGGCTGCCCATTTCGTCGCTGTCGGGAACGGGCACGGTGACGATAGGTGCGCAATGCACAGCGGCGGCAGGCGCTGGCGTTGGTGGCACAGGTGCCAATGGCAGCGTGGGCGGCTGGGCTGTTTTCGCCATGACCGGCCTACAAACCATCACCGCATATGGCGGCGGCGGGGGCGCTGGTGCCGTAGGCGGGTCCGGCGCCACAGCTACGGGCGGTGGTGGTGGCGCGGGGAACGGTGGCTTTGGCACATCCTCGACGAACGCCACGGGCGGCGCTGCGGGCTTTGTCGGCGGGATCGCCGGCGGTTCTGGCGTGAATGGCGCCGCCAACCCGAACCCGTTTGCTGGCGGCGGCGGCGGCGGCAGTTCAACCGCTGGCGTGGCTGGGAATGGCTCTCCCACCACAATAGGCGGCTCTGGCGGGGGTGCTGGCGGCGGCGGCAGCACAGGGACACCAACGAACGGTGGGGCCGCCTACATCACATTCAGCGGCGTCAACGCCGCCGGCGGCACGGCCGCAGGAGCTACAGGAAATCCAGGAAGCAACGGTCCGGCGGCTTTCAATGCATGGGCCGGCTCCGGCGGATCGGGCGGTGCTGGCGGCACATCGGCAGGCGGCAACGGAGGTAACGGCGGTGCTGGTGGCGGCGGTGGCGGCGGTGGCGGATCAGGCATCGGCGCGTCGGCGACCGGCGGCAACGGTGGGGCTGGGGGCGCCGCGCTAGTGATCGTAATGACGCAATGAAGCCCGCTCCACGCGGCGTGGACTTGCTCTGAATGGAAACGCTCCCGACCGGCGGCCTCGACACTGCGCCGGCCGGCTCAGTCGCCACCACACAGAAGCCGCCACCTGACACACTCACGCTTCAGGCGACCGGTTCGGAATTCACTGGCTGGAAAACAATCAGGGTCACGCACCGGCTGGAGGGCTGCCCGAGCGACTTCGAGATTGCCATGAGCGAACGCTATCCGCTCAACCCGAAGGTCCTGCAGATCGACGCCGGCGATCCGTGCGTGGTGAAGATCGACAACGACGTGGTGGTGACCGGCTACATTGATCGCGTCATTCTGGGCGCATCGCCGCGCGAACATACGATCCGCGTGCAGGGCCGTGGCAAATGTCAGGATCTGGTCGATTGCTCGATCACGCCGGAAGTGCTGACCGGCATGCAGGTGTTCACTTCATCGCTACTCGACCTCGCGACGAAGCTCGCGGCGCCCTACGGCATCACGGTATCGAGCCTCACCGGCGACAAGGTTCCGGTGCAGTTGCCGAATGGCGCGATTCTGCAATTCAATGCGGTCCTGACCGAAACGCCATACGAGGTGATCGAACGCGTCGCGCGCTGGGCCGGTGTGCTCGGCTACGAAGGGACCGACGGCAACTTCATCCTGGCCAACGTCGGCGCGGGCAAGATGGCCAGCGGCGTGAAGATGGGCGTCAACATCCAGCAGGGCGCGGTCATGTTCTCGATGGACGAGCGCTATTCCGAGTATCTGCCCGTGCTGCAATCGGTGAACTTCTACGATGGCGCGGTTGGCGGGCAGCAATTCGCCAAGGTGTTCGATAAGGGCGTGCCGCGCTTTCGCAATCTGGTTGTCGTATCGGAGCAATCGCAGTTCGGCACGTTCTTCGCGGAACGGCGGGCGCAATGGGAAGCCGCACGTCGCCTCGGGCGCTCGCGATCCGTGCACGTCACCGTCGATAGCTGGCGAGATAGCGCGAACGCGCTCTGGGCGGTGAATTACTTCGCGCCGGTCGATCTGCCGCAGCTGAAACTGTCGCCATCCGAGCCGTTCGTCATCGGTCAGGTCGACTTCGCCATCGATCGCGACCGGGGCAAGGTTGCCGAGCTTCTGCTGATGCCGAAAGAAGCATTCCTGCCGGAACCGATTATCCTTCAGCCGTTCCCGTGGGATCCGACCGCACAACCGCAGCCGGCTGGTGGCGCGGCACTCCCGCCAGGCGAGAACCCCAACAACGGGGATCGGGGCCCCGGCCTCGGATGACGCTCGCACAGGTCTGGCGCCGCGTGTGGAACATGGTGTCGCACGGCTCGGTGCTGGCAGTGGACGATGCGGCCGGCGTGCTGAAGATGCAGGTCAAGATCGGCTACATGGAAGTGCACGACGGCCGCGTGACGATCCAACAGTTCGGCTTCTCGTCGGTGCCGCCGATCGGCTCCGATGCGACCCTGCTATTTCTTAGCGGGGATCGATCGAATGGTGTGGTCATCGGAACCAACCATCAGGGGTCGAGGCCTACCGGTCGGAAGGCTGGCGAGGTCTCGATGTTCAACAATTTCGGCATGTCGATCTTCCTGTCGCAGGACGGCATCGTCATCGAATGCGCGGGGCAACCCATGACGATCAACGGCGATCTGCGCGTGACCGGCGAGGTCTATCGTGGGTGGGGCGGCGCCGATCAGGTCGATCTCGGCGAGCATGTGCATGGTGATGTGCAGCCTGGCGGCGGCAGCACGTCTCCGCCAATCGCGGGAACATAACCGATGGATATCGAGGTCACTTGGGACACCGCCAACTTCCGCGGCGACTGGATCATCGGCGCCAATGACATCGGCGTCGAAACCGGCGGCATCGAGGCCGCGGTGCTGGTTTCGCTTTTCACCGATCGCGTTGCCTCTGACGATTACACGCCACCACCCGGCGAGTCGTTCGACCGGCGCGGTTGGTGGGCTGATACCTATGAGCCGAGCCCGATCGGTTCGCGACTATGGCAACTGAACCGGTCGAAGAAAACCGACAACAACGGGCTTCTGCTCAAAGCCCGCGACTACGCGCGCGAAGCCCTGCAATGGCTCGTCGACGATGGCGTGGTCGCATCGATCAACGTCGAGACCTGGTGGCTGCAACCGACCGCGCTCGCACTTCGCGTGACGCTGGTCGAACCCAAGGTGCCGGGCAAGACGACATTCAACTTCGCATGGGCGTGGGACGGCGTGTTCGGCTCCGGCACTCTTGTCCCCCCGCCATATTCGAATGATTTCGACTTCACCGACGCGCGCCGCAGCGGCAACATCACCTTGCTTTCGGGGTTCTGACAGACAAGCCGGGGATTCCTGAAGCATGCCCTATGCCCGCCCGACGCTCACGCAGCTACGCGACGGCGTGCTTCAGGACATCCAGGCCGCGCAACTCACCAGCGGATCGGGTCAGTTGCTGGTGGCCCTACTGCAAAAGGCGGTGCTGCGCGTTGTAGCCTACGCCCAGGCCGGGCTGTCATATGAGCACTACGAATATCTCGACTTCATCTCGCGTATGGCCGTGCCGTGGACCGCCGAAACGGAATTCCTCGAGGGGTGGGCCGCGCTCAAAGGCGTCTATCGAAAGCAGGCGACAGCGACGGTTGCCAGCATCAGCTTTGCGAACCCGAGCAACGTCAATCTGCCGCAGGGCACGCCGATCAGCCGCGGCACCGATGGTTTCGCCTACACGACGATAGCGGACGGCATCACCACATCCGGCACCGTCGTTGTGCACGCCGCCGCGAACGTGGCGGGATCGACCGGCAACTTCGACGCCAATACCGCCTTCACGCTGTCGAATGGTATACCTGCCATCAACGCCGGATCCACCGCGTCATCGCAGATCACGGCCGGTGCCGATACCGAACTCGACGACAGCCTGCGCAATCGCATGCTGCTGCAATACGCCGCGCCGCCGCAGGGAGGCGATGCCGCCGACTATATCGAATGGGCGCTGTCGGTTCCTGGCGTCACGCGGGCGTGGATCAACCCGAACGGCATGGGGGCGGGCACCGTCGTTCTCTACGTCATGCTGGACATCGCCGAAGCGATCCACGGCGGCTTCCCGCAAGGCTCCAACGGCGTCGCCACCAACGAGCCGCGCGACACGCCAGCGACCGGTGATCAGCTCACCGTCGCCAACGCGATCTTTCCGCTCCGACCGGTGACCGCGCTGGTCTACGTCAACGCTCCGACCGCGCAGCCGGTCAACTTCACGATCAACAACCTGGGGACCAACAACACAGGCGCGATGCAGACCGCAATCACGGCCGCGCTGCAAGACATGTTCCTTCGCCTCGCCAACGTCGGTGGCACGGTCAATCCTCGGGCCGGCCTGGACGCATGGCCACCACTTGACCCGTCGTCCTGGTATGCCGCTCTGGAAGCGATCCAGGGCCTTGTGAACTTCACGGTCGCTGCACCATCGGCGCCGGTCACTCCGACCTCGGGCCACCTGCTCACGCTCGGCACGATCACCTTCAACACGTAGGATGCAGATACCACCCTTCGCCGCGTCAGACTTCGCGACCGGCATGCAAAACCTCCTGCCGCGCGGGGCGATCTGGCCGCGCGACCCCGATGCGACGCAATCGAAGGTCATCGCCGCGCTCACGCAAATCTACGGGCGCCAGGCGACGCGTTCGCTCAATCTGCTGACCGATGCATTCCCGCTCGCGCCGGTCGAGCTGCTACCGGAGTGGGAGGCGAGCCTCGGACTGCCCGATCCGTGCGCCGGACTGCAACCAACGATCCAGTTGCGGCAGCAGCAGGTCAATGCGCGTTTCATCGCTGGCGGTGGCCAGTCGGTCCCGTTCTACATCAACTTCGCCGCAGCGCTCGGGTATCCGATCACGATCACCGAATTCGCACCGTCACGCTTTGGCCGCTCGTTCGGGATGTCGTTCGGTGATGTTGATTGGGCCTCGACGTGGCAGGTCAACGCACCACACTTCACTGTCAATTACTTCGAGTTTGGCCACGACGCTTTCGGCGAACCGTTCGCGGAGTGGGGCAATACTGTCCTTCTTTGCGAAATGCAGAGAATATCGCCAGCGCACACCATTCTGTTGTTGAGCGTCGGCGCCGACGCGGAGGTGGCATTGGCATCCAGCATCATCGGAACTTTCAGCGCCGACGGATCGTTCTCCACAGTCATTCCGGCAGGCGCGCTGATCATCGGCGGCAAGATAGTTCCCAATACCGCGACGGGTGCGACGATTTCTCTCGGAACAACTTCCGGTGGTTCCGATGTTTTGCCGGCCATTGCTGTGCCAGGGTCAGCGAGCGGCCCGACACCGCTTCAGGGCGTCAATTTCCTCCAAACTATATTTGCCGCCGATCAGACCATCTTCGCCCACTCATCGGCATGGGCATCAATGACGATCACCGTCTGGTTCGTGGGGCCATAATATGAACCGCCTGAAGGCCACCAATTCCGTTCCGTTCGCAAATCGCGATGTCGCGCCGACGCTCGGCACGCCGCAATACGCGACGAACGGCAACCCCTCGACCCCGACGCCGGCGACAATCTGGCCAGCCTACGCGTGGAACATGGCGCAAGACGAGATCATGAACGTGATCCTCGCGGCGGGATTGACGCCTGACGACACCAACTGGGCGCAACTCCTACAGGCGATCATGTCGCTGCCCGGCAAGAATGTGCAGGTCAAGACATCATCAGGTTCCTTTACCGTTCCGGCCAGCGTCTTTGTGCTCGACGTGGAGCTGTGGGGCGGCGCTGGCGGATCGGGCGGCACGTCCGGATCGGCCACCAACAATTGCGGCACGACCGGAGGTGGCGCCGGTTACACCCGCGGCCTCCTGGCCGTCACGCCCGGGCAGGTCATCACCTACGTGGTAGGCACTGGCGGCGCGGCCGGCTTGAGCGGCGGGACCGCACCAACGGCCGGGTCGGCGTCGACGTTTCTGACGCTCACTGCCGGCGGCGGCGCGGCTGGCTCCAACGGCACCTCATCTGGCCCGGCCGGATCCGCTGGCACTGGCGGCACGGCCTCGGGCGGCACTGAGAACTATTCCGGCCAACCGGGTGGAACTTTCATCTTCAATGGTGGATCAGGAGGCGTGGCCGCCGCTGGCGGTGGCGGCACATTCAAGTTCCCCGGCGTTCTCCCCGGCAGTGGCGAAGGCGCCGGCCACGCCTCGTCCTGGCCTGGCGTAGCGGGCGCCGCGGCAGTTACGTCAACCGGCGTCAACTACAACGGCGGCCAGGGTTCCTCCGGCCAGATCATCATCCGGTGGTGACATGAGCACGTCGCTCCGCGGCGTTGTTGTCGCGCCGGGCCCGCAGTGGTGGCCTCAAAAGGCTGCCGACGAAGTTCTTTCCTACGATTACAACATGACCGATTGGCTCGCTGCGGCCGGCAATTCTAGCGGCCCCGACGCGCTGGCGAGCGTGTCCGCTACGATCCCGTGGACCGCCTCCGGCGACGCGCAGGTCACGCAACTCGCTGTCGAGAACACCATCATCACTGTCCAGGTGACCGGCGGATTCCCCGGCAAGACATATGCCGTTGTGATCGCCGGCGTAACGCTGTTCGGCAACACGTTCTACGCGACCGTGCTGCTCGGGATTTCAGAGCCGTTCGTCGAGGCGGGCGCGCCGGTGCCGACGCTACCCGTCACCGCAGCGGCCACCCTGACGTGGGTCTATTCGCCCTCGTTCGATCTCACCAATCCACAGAACGGCGGCTACATCGCGCTGCTTGGGGGCCTCTGAAATGCCGACGCCCGATACGGACACCACTGTCGCGCTCACAACGACGGCGGGGATTATCAATTTCAACGCAGGCAAAGACACCGACAGCAACACATACACGCTGCACAGCACGCCGCGCGTGAATGGCGCCGCGGTCGATGTAACCAACCCGATGCCGGTTTCCGACGCCGCGGCCGCGACGAACGCCGGCACCGATGGCACCGGCATCACGCCACCGGCTGGCGGCTCGGGCGTGCGCGGGTTCCTGTCCGGCATGTATAAGGCACTCAGCGGAGGCCTGCTGGGCGTCCTGCAAACCGGTTCCACCGGCATCGACTACTCGGCCAATCCAATCGCCATCCCACTGGCCGGCAACGTGCTTCTTGCCACCATCCCGGCATCGCCCACGCGCGCCGCGGCCGAGGTGCAGAACCTGAGCAGCACCAATGTCGTCCAGGTCGTGAGAGATGACGGGCTCGGCGGCAACACCACGTCCATTCTGCTCGGCCCGGGCCCGGTCAGCGGCCAGCCTGGTGGTTATTGGTCGAGCACGACGTTCAAGGGCCGCGTGCGCGTCTACGCGCCAAGCGGGACGCCCGTTTCGGTGGATCAGGATTAACGCACATGCCGGTAGTCAACCCACCGCGTCCGAACGCTCTGCTGTTCAATATCCTCGGATATTGGAACCCCGTCGCGAATACGACCGTGCTGCTGTCTGGCTCCGCTGGGCCATCGCTCGCGTCCGGTGGCGTGGGCGGCACGAAGAACGACTTCTATGCAGTGCTCGTCAGCGGAACATCGACAGCGATCGACGGCAACACGACTTGGCTTGCTGGCGACCTGATCGTGAATTCGGGCGCGGTCTGGGCTCGCTTCCAGATGTCATCGTTTCTTTCCTCGATGGCGTTTCAATCCGCCTCGAACGTTTTGATCACCAACGGCTCGGCGACGCTCCAAACCTTGGGAGTTGGTTCGGGATTTTCCACTACCGATGATGGATTGTCGGACAACGCCTTAAATATCCTCGACAAACGCAGAAAGATTATTGCGCGGTTTGACAGTAACGGCGCGCACTTTGGCGTCGCCGCTATTCAGCTGGCCAACGCAATCACGGTCACCGCCCAGACCATCGGCGTGAAGGACGTAAACGGCAACACCATCCTGAACGCGGATGGTCCGAATGCTGCCCTCGGCCTCCCTGGCGTGTCGATGTATACAGACAGCGACACTACCGTTGCGTGGCGACTGCTAGATCAGAATAAGCGCATACTGTTCCAGATCAATACGGATGCCACCGTGTATGCCGGAAATATAGTGTCGCCCTCGATTGCTGGCGGCGGTGGCGGCGGTAGTGATCCAACCGTTTACTCCGACGCCGAAATTGCCGAGCGCAACGCCCGCGCGCTGGCGCTATCGACAGTGGTTGGCACCGATACGCTGAGCGCGCGCCCGGTGTGGGGTGTCAATGTCGTGCTGGCGGTAGGGCAGAGCCTTGGTGTCGGGTTCGAGGCATGGCCCCGCCTGACGAAGACGCAGCCGTTTGACAATCTGATGTTCGGGCAAAGCACCCGCAGCAATGGGTTGCAGGGCGGTGGCGCACCGACCACGTGGACCCCCGTCACGGACAGTAGCTTGCACGCGCTCACCGCGACGGTCCAGAACGAGACGACCGGCGTCCCGATCAATGACACGGACGCAGCCGCCCTTACACCTGGGGACTTCGCGGTGGGGGAGAGCGCGGAAGTCGGAGCGACGAACTTTTGGAGGCGCCAGCAACTCAACCTCCGCGGCCTCCCCGCGGACTCGACGCGCCGCCTCCTCGCGATCAACACCGGCGTCGGTGGCCGTCAAATCTCAGAATTATCAAAGGGCGCTACCCCGACGCAGTATTACCTGCGCAACACGACAGCCGCGACCGCTCTCAAGGCTGTCACCGACGCCGCCTCGCTTACCTCGGGGCTCGCGGCAATCATCTACATGCAGGGGGAGAACGACTACGCCGCCGGGACATCTACTGCCACATATAAGACCGCCCTGGCGCAGCTCCGCACCGATCTCACCGCGGATTTGCAGGTCGGTATCTTCGGTCAAACCATCGACGGGCACGGGATCGTCCCCGCCATGTTCACCTATCAACCCGGGCCGAACTTCGTCGACGAGGTCATCACCATCGGCGAGGCGTTCCTCCAATTGGCTGAGGCGGGCACCATCTATCTCGCCGCGCCGGTCTATCCGGTGACTGACAAAGGCACGCACCTCGATCCCAATGGCGAGCGCTGGATGGGGATGCAGTTCGGCAAAGTCTTGCACAAGGTTCTCGACCTTGGCCAAACCTGGATGCCGCTCTATCCGATCCAGATCACGGCTCGGGACTTTCAGATCCTCGTCGATTTCCACGTCCCCGCGCCGCCCATCGTGTTCGACCTGGTCTACGTCGGCACAACGGCAACCGACTTCGCCGCCAAGGGCTTCTGGGTGACCGACACGACGGGCGACATCACGATCAATGATATTTCCATCGTGAGCGACACACAGGTTCTCTTGACGATCGCACAGAAACTGACGGGCGCGGCCTACCTCAGCTACGGGAAGAAAACCCCATACAACGGCTACGGATGCCTGCGAGACAGCGATCCTACGCTCGCGCCGGCCAACTACGAATACAACGCGGGCACAGGCCAATACGCCGGGGCGAACATCGCGGCGCTGGTCGGAAAGCCATACCCGCTGTGGAACTGGTGCGTGAATTTCCGACGTCAGATAACGGTGGAGTGACATGGCAACGAATAGCTTATTGTCAGGCGTTGATGCAGGGCTAAACGCCCTTGGGATACAGGCGCCCGTCACGAGCGGCTTGATCGGCTGGTTCGAGCCGGGAACGGACGGACCGACCACGTCGAAGAATTGGGCGCTGGGCGGCAACAACGCGACCATCGTCGGCACCCCGACCTATGGGTCTGGGTATGCAACCTTCACCGCCAACACCAACTTCCTCCAGACCGATCTTCTTGAGACCAACGATATGACTTTTTTTATCGTTGCGCGGTCCTCGGCGACCTTCGTGGATACCGCCCATCGTCCCGCGCTGCTCGGTTATCAGGCCAACGGTTCGCTATTGGGCGCGGAGATTGTTGTGACCGCGACCTCCGGCGCTCCGCAATGCACGCTGACCGAATTCGCGGCCTATAATACAGGGTCCATTGTGCAGGAAAGCACCAGCCGCGCGATCACGAACTTTTCGGCCTTCAAATACCTATGGGGGCGCATAGACTCCGTAGGCCAGGCCCTCTATTTGCTCAACAGGACGGACGGCAGCACGGAGACATCCACCACCACCACAGGCACCCGCGTGCTGAGCGCGCCGGCGAAACTTCGCATTGGCTCGACGTTCAACACCACGTTCGGTGGGGCCGTCGATGTGGCGCACTGCTCTATCTATAACAGCGCGGTGCCCACGAGTCCTGGCATCGTCGCCCATTACAATTTCGTGCAGGCCGATCTATTGGCCCGATTTGGCATCACAATTTAACAGCCAGGAAGCGGCCCCGAGGCTTCTTCCGGCAGCGCGATCGGCGCAAACCGCACGATGCTGCTGTGCCATATCGTTGTGACATCTTCCTCGAGGATCCGGTGACCGCAGTCGATAAGGAGCGGCCGGATGATCTCTGGCGTGGTGTCAGAGAACCCCCTGCCATACTTGCGGGCCGCTTCCTTGTTCTTGTCGGAATACTGGATGACTGCGCAGCCGCTCGGCTTCAGGATGCGGTGTATGCTCCGGAAGTAGGCCTCGATCACGGGCAGATCGAGATGGACGAAGCAGCCGAACGAAAACACGAAATCGACGCTGGCGTCATCAATGCCCGGGAAGTCCGTTCCGTTGTTGTGCAGCGTGGAGAGATGCGGTGCCCGATAGTTGCTTTCCAACTCATCGAGCAGCGGCCGGTGGTAATCGACGGCGCAGATATGGCCAAAGCCGAGCAGATAGCGAGTCCATCGGCCGCCGCCAGGTCCGATCTCCACCGCGGATTGGTCAGGGTTGACGTAGGGCAGCAGGTAGTGGTCGCGGACCCACCGGAGCGCCGGGTGCGTCTGCGGATCGCCCCATTGCAGCCCGTAAACGCCGTCGCGTTCGATCTGGCCGACCTTGTGCGCGGTCTCAAGCATCTGGATGTGCATCGGGGAATTAAGCTCTGGCATGGGCAACCTTCCTGGCGGCAACAGGGCCTAGCGATGCACCGTTTGGCGGCAGCGTCAACCGGCCGGGCGGACGGCGGTCAGGCCGCGCGGTGGCGCCTCAGCGCGTCGGCGGCCACAGCCTGCCTGATCTGGGAAAGTGTGCCATCGGCCGGGCCCGGTGCCACGTCCAGCGCAGCGGCAAGCTGCAGGTCCGCCAGCGCCAA